GCTGGTTTTAACCTAAAAAAGGCCCTTCGGGGCCTTTTTTAATGTTCGTTTGACTTTAGTTTCGTTACCTGTGTCGTAACTATGGATTACCTGTTACTAAGTCCAACAAGCTGCTGTAAACTTCCCTCGTTGGTGGTGCGTCGGTTTAGCTCCGGCGTTTGCTGACTTTAATAGACACTGCTTTATGTGAGCCACCAACAACCTAGTTGTACCTACCTAAGAATAGTGCTATAGTGGCTTCATCCGGGTTTACCGGTGCATTAGACAGTCCCGGCTGACGACATACAGACTAATGCGCCTAACTTGTATGTAAGGAAAAATCATGGCAAAAACCACATTTAACGGCCCAGTCTCGTCCCAGAACGGGTTTATCAGCGGTCACCAAGTTGGCACAGCTAACGCAATCAACGCCACCGCAACAGCTACCGCAGCGCAAGTTGCAACCGGCTACATCACGTCTACTTCTGCAGCAGCCACTACCATCACCTTGCCTACAGGCACTTTGTTGGGTGCACAGTTAGGCGCTGTTCAAGGTACCGTGTTGGACTTGTTCATTGACAACACCGCTGGTGCCGATGTCGTTACTGTGGCTGTAGCCACAAATGGTATTTTGTCTAGCGCCGCTGCGGATACCGCTGCTAGCTTTGGTGACTTGACCATCGCCGCTGGCGCAACTGGGCTTGGCTGCTTCCGCATCATGTTCTCTAGCCCAACTGCATACGTCTTTACCCGTACTGCTTAATTGATCTTGGGGGCTTCGGCCCCCGCTTAAAAGGAGATTGATTATGATGCAGTATGACGTACAGTCGTATCACAACACTGTGACGGGCGTGGCTGTGCCTTATCGCACACGGCTCAAAGGCGTTGTAGTATCACCCTCATCGTCCAGTACGCTGAACGTGTCGATTTGTGACAACCTCCCAAGAACAGGGACTTACAACATTCCCGGTACGACTGTATGTACAGTAACGCTGGCTAATCACGGCTTGACCGCAGGTAGCAGCCGAGTTGTTTTGAACTTTACTTCTGGCACGGCTGTACCTGATACATACCTTGTGCAAACAACGCCCACAGCGAATACTTTTACGGTAACTACTGCCGTTTTGACAACAAGCGGAAACGTAACGGTGTACACCGACCTCCTGATTGAAGTCGATGTTGCTACCGCTACTGCGTTCTACACGCTAGTCCCCGGCGAAGGTGTATTGGCAACAAACGGCGTTTACGTATTTCTCCCATCTGCAACGGTGTCAACCACCATCTTTTACGGATAGGGAGTCGTTATGGCAATGCAATACGATGTCACAGCAGGTTACGTAACCGGCCCCGGTAAGCTGGTTACAAGTCAGCGCACCCGCCTTAAAGGTATGTGCGTAACTTCGTTGACCGTCTCTGCGCGTAACATGGCTATCTGCGAGCCGTCTACGATGAAGTCTGGTACGTACAGCCAGTCGGTAGGTACAGTTACAGTAACCAGCACAGCACATGGTTTGGTTGACGGACAGCGCGTGTTCTTGGAAATTAAAACGGGCACGACCCGTGCGGGCGTGTATGCCATCACGTATGTAGACGCTAACACTTTTACAGTGGCAGCAATACCCAACGCAACGACTTCGGGCAACGTAAACATATACCCCGGATTGATTGTTGAGATTGATACATTCTCAACAGTTGGATTACCGATTAAAATTCCCGGTGAAGGCATCCTTTGCCCCAATGGTTTTTTTGTCGGTGTAGGTTCCTCTGTAACTACTTCGGTGTTCTATGGCTAAGAAAACCCCATCCCTCGCAGTAGGTCGCGGCGAGAAGCTGCCGGTCTCTAAAGGGGCTGGATTGACCGCCAAGGGAAGAGCTAAGTACAATGCCGCTACAGGAAGCAACTTGAAGGCTCCACAGCCCGAAGGTGGCCCCCGTAAGAAGTCATTCTGCGCACGTATGTCCGGTATGCCCGGCCCAATGAAAGACGATAGCGGCAAGCCCACACGCAAGGCCGCTTCACTAGCACGATGGAAATGCTGAAATGAACGAGCACATTCAAACGGCCCGCGAGCTTGCTACGCACGCAGCGGATATTGCGCATCTACAGTCCGACATGGACAAGCTGGTCGAGAGCGTAGCAATAATGCAAAAGACGCTTACGGACATAGACAAAACCTTGTCTGAGGCCAAAGGTGGATGGCGAATATTGGTTGGGATCGCTGGCGCTAGCGGACTGGCCGGTGCAACGCTTACGCAGATCGCACACTGGTGGGCTAAGTAATGGCCACGAAAAAACAACCCCACAGCGCAATGACTCAGATGGCGGCGTCGCTTACTAAGCCTGCGTCAGTAGCTGCTGTTAAAGTTCGCAAGTCTGGAGCACGTCCCGAACTGCAACGAATCAACAGTCCAAAGACCAATCAAGGTCGAAACGAACTTTTTAAAGAAGGTGGTGACACTATGGCGACTAAAATGAACCCCGGCTTCATGGCAATGATGGCAAAGAAAAAAGACGGCGCTAAAGGCGGTATGCCTGCTGCATTAGCCAAACATGCCAGCAAACCCGCATCCAAAGCCCACGCGGGCCTCAAAGGCGGCGGTTACGTCAAAGCTGCTGACGGCATTGCTTCTAAAGGCAAGACCAAAGGTACACAAGTCACTATGAAGAAAGGCGGGACGTGCTAATGTCTAAACATAAAGTCAAACGATTCAACGGTGAATTTGGTAGCGACGTTCAAGACGATGCCACTGGTGTTGATGAGGCCGTAGCAGCGCAGAGTATGCGAACCGCTGCAGAGGAAGAAGGCGCTAAAGATGAAAAAGCCTACAGCGGCCCAATCGAGCGCGAAGTAGCTAAACCAGCTGCTAAATCTACACCTAAACCCGCCGCTAAACCCGCCGCTAAACCCGCTACTAAACCTGTAACAGCAGCCAAATCTACCCCCAAGCCAGCCGCTAAACCAGCTACGAGTTCGGCAGCAGGGGCTGGCCGTGGGTTTATCAACCCCCGGAATCAAGCGGAAGCAAAAGATCGGTACGGACGTACTGACTCTGAACGCGCAGCTAACCGTGCAAAGGTTATGGACACTGTTAAGGGTGGGCTGTCTAGTGTTGGTAGCTATTTGTCTAGCGTGTTTACTCCTTCAGGTCGAGCGGAGGCCAAAAAAGAAGGTGAGGCACGTTGGAAATCAAAACCTAGCGGCTCTAGCACTATGTCTGAAGACGGTTCGGCTATGAAGCGCGGCGGTAGCGTTAAGAAAATGGCTTCTGGTGGCATGGCCAATGGGGGTTCGTTCCGTTCTTCGGCTAACGGTATCGCCCAACGCGGCAAAACTCGTGGGAAGATGTGCTAATCATGGCTACTGTTAAATACCCCAAAGATATGCCGGTAGACGAGCCTGTGGCTAAGAAAGCTAAGTCAGCTTCCAAGCCTGCTCCTAAGCCCACAATCTACCCAGACAGCGTGCCTGTCGATGAGCCAGTGAAGAAGATGGCCAAGGGTGGTTCCGCTTCTAGTCGTGCCGACGGTATTGCTAGCCGGGGTAAAACCCGTGGCACTATGGTCATGTGCAGTGGCGGCATGGCCAAGGGCAAAAAGTGAGAGCCAGTCGCGGCATGGGGGACATCAACCCCTCCAAGATGCCTAAAGCCAAAACGATCACCCGTAAGGACGACCCGAACAAGGTCGAAGTGTTCGCTAAGGGTGGCTGGATCGCTGGCGCAATCAAGAAGCCCGGTGCTTTGCGCGCCGCTCTTGGTGTTAAAGGTGACAAACCTATCCCTGCTAAGAAACTAGCAGCAGCAGCTAAGAAGCCCGGTAAAATGGGCCAGCGGGCACGACTCGCTGAAACCCTTAAAGGCTTCAAATAATCATGGCTACCTCTGGAACCACCGCGTTTAATCTAGACCTCACCGAGCTGGTAGAGGAGGCGTTTGAGCGTGCGGGTTCCGAGCTGCGCACGGGCTACGACCTTAAGACCGCTCGCCGGTCTTTGAACTTGATGTTCGCCGACTGGGCCAATCGCGGCCTGAATATGTGGACGTTCGAGCAAGGGTCGATCACTCTGATCCCCGGTCAAGCTACGTACGACCTCCCCTCGGATACCGTTGACTTGCTTGAGCATGTCATTCGTACGGGTGCTGGCAGTGCGTCTACGCAGGCTGACTTGACGATTACGCGTATCAGTGTTTCTACCTACGCTACGATCCCCAACAAACTCCAGCAAGCTCGCCCTATCCAAATCTGGATTGAGCGTCTTCAAGAAACTCCCCGAGTGACTGTGTGGCCTGTGCCTGATAACACGACTACGTACACGTTGGTCTACTGGCGCTTGAAGCGCATTGACGACGCTGGCACGGGTGTGAATACGATGGACGTACCGTTCCGGTTCCTCCCTTGCATGGTGGCTGGCTTGGCCTACTACTTGGCGCTGAAGCTGCCCAATGGCGCTATGCGCATGGATATTCTGAAGCAGCAGTACGATGAGGCTTGGGCTTTGGCTTCCGAGGAAGATCGGGAGAAGGCTGCGGTTCGTTTTGTCCCACGTCAGATGTTCATCTAAGCGATTATGGGCAATAGGTTTGCATCAGGCAAAAACAGTATTGCGGAGTGTGATCGCTGCGGGCAGCGGTACAAACTCAAGCAGCTGAAAAAAGAGATAATCAAGCTCAAGGAATACAACCTTTTGGTTTGTCCTGAGTGCTGGGACCCGGACCATCCGCAACTGCAACTGGGTATGTTCCCAGTGGACGACCCGCAGGCGGTACGGAATCCTAGACACGACCAGACGTACGTTACTTCTGGCACGAACGTAGACGGGTTTCCTTCGGGTGGCTCTAGGGATATCCAGTGGGGGTGGAGGCCAATTGGGGGCTCTTCTCTTTTTGATGTTGTTCTTACTCAGAACTATCTGGTTGGGACAACGAGTGTAGGTATAGTGACCGTAACGGTCTCATAGGAGTAAATCATGGCATTCACACGATCAGCAGACGGCGTTGCTTCCAAAGGCAAAACCAAAGGCAAAAACCTTGGTGATAGTGGCCCTTCCGTGGGTATTGAACACGGCGGTAAAGGCAGCAAGGGCGGCAAGTCCGATGCTGACATGCTCAAGTTGGGTCGCGGTCTGGCCAAAGTAGCTAACCAGAAACGAGGTTAATCATGGCAACACAAAGCATGAAACGAATGGGCAAGGAAGTTGGCCCCGCCAGCTTGTATGCCAAGCCCCACACGATGTCGGGCAAGAACGTAACCGTTGCCGAGAACCCCGGCAAAGGCCCAAACCGTAGCAAGGCTGATACCTACGACATGAGCGTAGGAGCTGTCAGTATCTCTGCTGGCAACGAGCCCACTAAAACTTCCGGCATCAAAATCCGGGGTACTGGCTGCGCCACCAAAGGTCTGATGGCCCGAGGCCCGATGGCATGAACTACGCTGCTCTAGTCACAGCGATCTCCACTTATACGGAGAACACGTTCCCGACAACTGCGATGAACACGTTCATTACGCAGGCAGAGCAGCGCATTTTCAACACCATTCAGTTCCCCTCACTCCGCAAGAACGTGACCGGAACGGTAACAGCTAGTAACAAGTACCTCTCGTGCCCGGATGACTTCTTGGCCACGTACTCGATTGCTGTGTTCCCTGTGGGTGGCGGCGACTACACGTTCCTGCTCAATAAAGACGTGAACTTCATCCGTGAAGCGTACCCCAGTGCCACAAGCACAGGGACTCCCAAGTACTACGCTTTGTTCGGCCCAACCATCAATGCAGGCACCCCGACTACCGAGCTGTCCTTCATCCTTGGCCCAACGCCAGACACTGCGTACTCCGCTGAGCTGCACTACTTCTACTACCCAGAGTCGATCACTACGGCCAACACAACTTGGTTGGGTGACAACTTTGACTCGGTACTGCTGTATGGCTCGTTGGTAGAAGCGTACACCTACTTGAAGGGCGAAGCCGACATCATGGCTTTCTACGAGGCTAAGTTCAAGGAAGCCGTAGTTCTCGCTAAACGTCTGGGTGATGGTATGGAGCGTCAAGACGCATACCGTAGTGGTCAATATCGTCAGGCGGTTACATGAGCATAATTCAGACCCAGTGCACCAGCTTCAAGAAGGAGCTGTATCAGGGCATCCACGACTTGTCCACGGACACGATCAAGATGGCGTTGTACACAAGCAATGCGAACCTGAACGAAGCAACCACGGTGTACACGCCAGTAGGGGAAGTCGCGTCCATAAATACGGCGGTTGTATCGGCGGCGATACTTGACGCTTCGGTGTCTCAAGAACCCGGTAACACGCTGTTCAAGTTGACCACTGTAGGCGGGCGTCCGCTGGGGGACATCAACAATAGTGGCACCGTGACAAGTGCGGATTCCTTCGCGTACAGCCGCTGGGCTGCAGGTACTATGACCGACGCCGCACAGATTGCATGGGTGGAAGGGACTTTGAACCCCTACATGTTTGCAAACCCCGTGACGTACGCAGCGTATTTGGTTGGTAACGGATATACAGCAGGTGGTAACACGCTCACTGGAGTTGCGATCAGCTCCTCGGGCTACACCGCCTACGTTAACTGGGCCAACACAAGCTGGACGGCAGCTTTGACTGCACGTTGTGCATTGATCTACAATGCAAGCAAGGCCAATCGGGCAATCGCAGTCATCGACTTCGGTGCTGATAAGACCTCAACCACGACGTTCTTGGTTACAATGCCTGCTAATACTTCAACCACCGCACTTATCAGGAGTTCAAATTGATCGTTACGACTACCAAAGGCGACATGGATGACTCCTTGCTGGTGAAGCAAGAAGGCTCTCTGGACAACGACATCGAGACCACTACATGGACCGAGTATTGGCTTGACGGCGAGCTGGTACATCGCTCAGTGCATGTGACACTCAAACAGGCCCCCACCTTTGTAGGTGCCGAAGCCGCTTCTTTCTAAGGACTTATCATGGCAAATACTCAAGCAATGTGCACTTCGTTTCTGGGTCAGTTGCTCAGCGGCGGGCACCAATTTGGCACCATTACGTTGGTTTCGCGTACGAGCTTGACTGCTCCTACGATTGATACGTTTAAAGCCGCGCTGTACTTGGCTACCGCTACGGTTAACGCGTCTACAACCGCTTACTCTGCCACGAACGAAGTGACGGGTACGAACTACACGGCTGGCGGTATTGCCGTCACCAACGGAACTGCGGTTACAGCCACAAACTCTTCTGCTACCGCAGGGGTTGCGTACTGGACGCCCGGTGGAAGTCTGGTGTACACGAACGTGACTCTGGCCACTGCGTTCGATACAGTTCTTATTTACAATTCCACGCAGAACAACACTGCTGTCAGCGTACACACGTTTGGTTCGCAGACAATTACCGCAGGTACTTTCACACTGACGATGCCAGCCAACGGCACCACGACCGCCCTGCTGCGCTTGGCCACGACCTAAACGCGGACAGCCATAAGGCTGTGTAAATCATGGCTACTGCTTGGGGTGCCGGTACTTGGGGCAGTGGCACATGGGGGGGCTCGGATGTACTTGCCGGTAACACTGCTACCGGTAACAGAGGCTCTGTAACCTCCAGCCGAACAAAAGCCCTTACAGGTGTAGCAGCCTCGGGGGCTGTAGGCTCCGTTACGGAGTCTAATTCTCGTGCAGAGAACGGAAATGTAGCTACCGGTGCTGTAGGCACTGTACGCCGCAATGGCACAGTCGCGCTAACGGGTAGGTCAGCCACTGGGGCTGTAGGTTCAGTATCAGGCGGTCAACCACTCGTAGGCAGGTCAGCTACTGGTGCTGTAGGCACTGTAACCAGCAGCCAAGCTATTTCTCGGGCTCTCACCGGTGTATCTGCCTCTGGTGCCGTCGGTACAGTTGTCCGTAACGGATCAGTCGCTCTCACAGGTGTAGCCGCTTCGGGGGCCGTGGGCTCCGTAACCGAGACTAACTCCCCAACTGAGAACGGAAATGTAGCTACCGGTGCTGTAGGCACTGTAGCAGCTAGCTATACACGCGCTCTCACAGGCGTAGCTGCTTCTGGGGCTGTTGGCTCTGTTGCGCTAACTAAGTCTTTTG